TGTTTAAGGTGGTGCACCTGTTGGCGCAGCTCCTGGTGCAGGGCGTGATCGCTGGCGCGGCGGCCGTGGCTTTCATCGCTTGCCCCTGGCTTGTCTTCCTCCCGGCGGCCCTGATTGACGTTGCCGCCGATCACCACTGTGTTTCCGTTGCCATTGATGTCACCCACCGTAACGCCTGCCTGTGCGCCCTGGTCCTTTTGCTTGTTGTGGCTCCTGTCTAGTATCTCCTGCATCTCTTTTGTTACATCTTCACTCATTGCTAAGGCACCCCCGCGTTGAACGCCGCTAACGGTAAGCGGCTAAGTCTATGATATTGCTTATAGTGTCGTGATCCGGCTGTTCGCTTCGACTGGCGAAATGCCGGTAAAGGACGCGGATTGCGCGCGCCTGGTCGGCGGGTTCCAGCACTATGCCCCGGTCCTTCAGCTCTTGAATGGCAGCCCGCGCCACCTCCTCCAACAACACCAGATCCATCTCCTGCGGCCCTGCGGCCTGCTGAGGGTGCGCCCCTGCGCCCTGGTCCGGGTCTCCCTCCCCTGTGGCGAGCCATTCAACAGAGACGCCTGCAGCCCGGGCAACCTTGACCAGACTAGTCCTGGACGGGTCTGACTTCTCCGCGCGCCAGCTTCTTAGCACCGATGTGGACATTCCGGTCTTTTCCGCCATCTTCTTAGCGCCTCCAGCCCGACCGATCGCCAAGGATATGCGCTCACCGAACGCGTCAACCTTCACGGGCTGAACATTGACCCCCTGGTTTGCTGAAGTTTGACGCGTCATAGTTCCACCTAAGTTGTTGATAACCCTTTGTTATTTCCAGATAAAGCAAGATCTTGGCGAGTCCGCGAACATTGACCGCCACGTTCTTGTTGACAAGCGATAAGAACGTGGCGCATTATTCACACATGACGGAACACGAAACCCACAAAGAGATTTACCACATGACCAAACGCAGCAGCCCTAAAAAAGCCAGTCTCAAGGACTGGCACCGCGCGGACATCGTGGCCGAACTCCGTAAGTCCGGCTGGAGCCTTCGCCGCCTGGCAACCCATCACGGTTACGCCTCACCGACCACGCTAACAACAGCGATGGCCCGACCGTGGCCGAAAGGCGAGCGCCTGATCGCAGACGCAATCGGCATCGACCCGGCCGAGATCTGGCCGAGCCGTTACCAGGGTAAGGATACCACCCAGGCACGCAAAGGGCATCGGGAAACGCCGAGTATGAAAGCCGCATGAATCTGACTCCGTTGCTGTTTTGTAACCAGCTTAGGCTGCGCCCCGGTGCTCGCCTAGATGCAAAGCGGAACAGCGTTTGGAGTGCCGTCTGGACGAGGGGGTACAAATGACACGTAAGCGCTGGAAGCCGGCACAACCGCAGAGCATGCAGCACGCGATCCGGCTGTGCCTGGACTACGCGCTGCACAAGCACAACCGCAGCGTGGCCCGGGTGGCCGAGCTGATCGGCACCACCGAGTGGTCGGTTTACAAGTGGATGAGCGAGGGGTCGATCCCTTCGGTTCGCATCCGGCCCTTCGAGTTCGCCTGCGATGCCACGTTCGTCACGCACTATATCGCCGCCAGCGCGCAGAAGCTGGTGATCGACATCCCCACCGGACGCGCCGGCAACCAGGACGAGCTGCTGGACCTGCAGAACCAGCTTAATACCACCGTCTCGCTGCTGACCCGCTTCTATCGCGGCGAGGCCGAGGCGGCGGATGTACTGCAAGGGATCACCCTTGCGATGCAACAACTGGCCGGCCATCGGGAGAACGTGTGCAAGCACGACGCCCCGGAGCTGGCGCTGTTCGGAGGAGACCCGGAATGAAGCAAAACAGCCGCAAGACCGTAGCGATCGACAACCGGCAGGCGGCAGCCACCCGCGCCTATCGCGATGAAATGGCCCGCCGGGGCGTGACGCTGGTGGCGCCTTCGCCTTTCAAGGCGTCACCGAAGGGGGCGCGGTCATGAGCCAGGACTGGTACACGCCGAAAGAACTGGCCGGACTCCCTGGCATGCCGGCCACGCACAGCGCGGTAGTGCGCCGCGCCAAGCGCGACGACTGGGAAAGCCGCAAGCGCTCCGGCCGTGGCGGCGGGCGCGAGTATGCCTTGGACGCCCTGCCGATGGAGACCCAGGCGGCGCTGCTGAAGGACGCCAAGCCGGAATCGAAGGCGCCGAACGTGACCCGCCCAGCCGCCAGCCGTGGCGTGGTGGATCGGGAGAGCTTGTGGGGCTCCTATGAACGCCGGCCGCAGACCACGAAGGATGAGGCGGCCCGCCGCCTGCAGGCTCTGCAGGCCGCGCAGCGCCTAGTGGAGGGCGGCCAGGGTAAGTCTGCCGCCACCGAGGAGATCGCCAAGGCGTTCGGCGAGAGCCGGGCCACCCTGTACCGCTGGCAGCGTGCAGTGAAGGGCGTGGACAAGGCCGACTGGCTGGCCGCCCTGGTGCCGGGATACGCCGGCCGAACTGCCAAGGCCGAGTGCACCCCGGAGGCATGGGAATACTTCAAGGCGCAGTACCTACGCCCGGAAGCCCCCAGCGTCGCCGCCTGCTACACCTGGACCCGGGAAGCCGCCAAGACCCACGGCTGGACCGTGCCGGCCAAGCGCACCCTGACCCGCTGGGCCAACGAGATCCCGACCACCACGCGGGTGCTGATGCGTGAAGGCGAGGAGGCGCTGATGCGCCTTTACCCCAGCCAGCAGCGCACGGTGCGCGACCTGCACGCCATGTACTGGATCAACGGCGACGGCTACAAGCACAACGTATTCGTGCGATTCCCGGACGGCACCATCGACCGCCCGAAGACCTGGTTCTGGCAGGACATCTACAGCCGCCGGATCGTGGGTTTTCGTACCGACCGCACCGAGCACACCGACATGATCCGCCTGGCCCTGGGCGACGTGCTGGAGCGTTATGGCATCCCCGAACACGTGACCATCGACAACACCCGCGCCGCGGCCAACAAGTGGATGACCGGCGGGGTCAAGAACCGCTACCGCTTCAAGGTCAAGGAGGAGGACCCGATCGGCCTGATGCCGCAGCTGGGCATGAAAGTGCACTGGACCAGCGTGTTCAAGGGCAAGGGTCACGGTCAGGCCAAGCCGGTGGAGCGGGCTTTCGGGGTCGGCGGCCTGGGCGAATACGCCGACAAACGCTACGAGTTCCGGGGTGCGTACACCGGCCCCAACCCGATGGCCAAGCCGGAGAACTACGGCGAGACGGCCATCGACTTCGCCGAGTTCTGCAGGGTTCTGGCTGATGCCATCCGCCTGTGGAATGAGCAGGAAGGCCGGCGCACCGAGATCTGCGACGGCAAGCTGAGCTATGCCCAGGCATTCGACGAGAGCTACCAGCGCAACGCCGACCGCATCCGCCGCCCGACCACGGCGCAGCGCCGCATGTGGCTGATGGCCGCCGAGGCGGTAACCGTGCATCGGGACAGCAGCATCGCCCTGGCCGTGGGCAGCGGGCCGAGCGGCAAGAACCGCTACGGTGGCGACGCCCTGATCGACCACATCGGCCGCAAGGTGGTGGTGCGCTTCGACCCCGACAACTTGCACGAGGCGGTGTACGCCTACCAGACCGACGGCCGCTACATCGGCGAGATCGAGTGCCAGTTCGCGGTTGGCTTCGGCGACTCCAGCGCCGCCCGCGAGTGGGCACGCAACCGCACCCAGCGAGGCAAGGCCGCCAAGGCCCAGGCCGCCGCCGAAAAGCGGATGTCCGAAGTGGAGACCCTGGATTACCTGCCCGAGCCCGAGCCCGAAGATACCGCCCCGGTACAAACCGAGGTGGTGCGCGGCAGCTTTGGCGAGCGCAAGCGGGTGGCCGGTAGTGATGTGAACCCGACAGCAGAAGGCGACGACGAGAGCCCGGCCGATCGGCACAGCTTCGATAACTTCATCCTGGGTCAGATGGACAGCTGGAAGAAAAAGCAGATTTGAAAGGTGGCCCTGGGAGTGAGCGCTCCGCAGGGCCGAAGCAACGGGCCGAACGGCCCATCAAAAAGCGAGTGGAGTATATCAGATGACCGACAACGTAACCCAGTTCAACAAGCCAACAAGTAAGCACGACGACGCGCTGATCGCCGAGGTTCGCCAGATCATGGAGACCGAGACCTTGTCACAGACCGCCCTGTCGCAGCTGACCGGCGTGGGTAAAGCCCGGTTAAGCCAGTGGTTAAACGGCGTTTACAAGGGCAGCGTGCCCACCATCGAGGAGAGCATCCGCCGCTGGCTGGACAGCCGCCAGACGGCCACCACCCTGGAAGGTCAGATGCCGACCGCCCCCGAGTGGGTGGAGACGCCCAGCGCCCGGGCCGTGCTGTCTGCGCTGTCTTTCGCGCAGATGGCCGAGGCGGTGTCGGTGGTGTACGGCGGTGCGGGTGTGGGCAAGACCACCACTCTGGCTCGCTACAAGCAGCAGGCCCCGAACGTGTGGGTGGTCACCGCCACTCCGGCCGTGTCTGCGCCGGGGCCGATCCTGACCCGTATCGCCCAAGCCCTGGGCATTCGCTCCACCGGGGCGGTGCACATGGTCGAGGCCAACATCATCGAACGGGTACGCGAGACACGGGGCCTGCTGGTGATCGACGAAGCCCAGCACCTGACGCACCGCGCCCTGGACGCCATCCGCTCCATTCATGACGCCGCCGGCATCGGCCTGGCCCTGGTGGGTAACGAGATCGTGTACAGCCAGCTGACCGGCGGCAGCCGCTCCGTGGGTTTTGCCCAACTGTTCAGCCGGGTGGCCAAGCGGGTGCGCCTGTCCCGTGCCAAGGACGCCGATGTGACGGCCCTGCTGGAAGCCTGGGGCATCACCGACAAGGAAGCCCGCCAGCTGTGCCTGGGCATCGGCCGCCGGCCGGGCGCCCTGCGCGGCCTGTCGCAGACCCTGCGCCTGGCCAGCATGTTCGCCGCCGCGAGCGGCACCAATCGCCCGGGCGTGGAACACATCCGCGACGCCTGGAAAGACCTTGGGGGTGAATCATGAAGACCTACAGCGACGAGTACCTGGAGCACTACGCCGACCGCTACGTGGCCATGCACCTGCGCGGCCACGGCGTCACGCTGGACCAGTACCTGGCCGACCCGGCCCGGTACGAGCACCTGGCCCTGGAGCCGTTCCCGCTGCTGCCCGAGCAGCGCACGGTCCAGGAGCGCTTGGACGCCGAGGCCGCCCGAGTCGAGGCGGCGGTGGCGCACCTGCCCAGGCGCAACGGCGCCGTGGTCGAGGTGCTGCACCACCACCGCCACCCCAAGCGCAGCCCGCTGGCCATGTTCGCGCGGAGGGCCAAGTGATGGGCGTGCAACTGGACAAGACCATCGACGAGCTGGAGATCCTGCTGCGCACCAAGCTGCGCGGCGAGATCCTGGACTACTTGACGACCCATCGCTGCCCGCACGGCAGCCGTGACATCGCCGCCGCCCTGGGCAAGCCCCGCCACGCGGTACAGCGGGCGGTGTGCGACCTGGTTCTTCAGGGGCGCATTACCCAGGTGGCGCGCGGCGCCGATCGCAAGCCGGTGTATCGCCCGGTGGAGGTTGGCCCCTGCGAGTGGTGCGGGCTGATCAGCCACCGCCTGGTGGCCGGCGAGTGCCCGGCCTGCAAGACCCTGACCATTGGCCTGGCGCGTCCGAGTCTGGCGCGCCTGGTGTGCTAACCGATTACCCGATAAAGGAGACACAGCCGTGAACGAAACAACCACCAACAAACCGACCATCCCCGAGGGGTACATGCGCAACGCTTCCGGGCACTTGGTGCCCGAGGAGCAGGTGCGCGACCAGGACAAGCTGCGCGACGACGTGGCCCGCGAGCTGGCCCAGGAAGCCGAGGAGCTGCACGCCCGCCTGAAGGCGTTTAAGGCCAAGGCCCTGGGCGACATCGCCGACCTGGTGACCATCGCCGCCGAGCGCTACGACGTGCAGCTGGGGGGCAAGAAAGGCAACGTGACCGCCGCCACCTACGACGGCCAGTACAAGGTCATGCGCAGCTATGCCGAGCGGGTGACCTTTACCGAGGAGCTGGAGGCCGCCAAGGAACTGATCAACGACTGCATCATGCGCTGGAGTGAGGGCGCCAACGTCAACATCCGCGCCCTGGTCGACCGGGCCTTCCGCACGGACAGCAAAGGCCAGATCAAGACCACGGCCATCCTGGAGCTGCTGCGCCTGGAGATTGACGACGACGGCTGGCAGCGCGCCATGCAGGCCCTGAAGGATTCCATTCAGAGCGCCGGCACGGCGGTCTATATCCGCATTTACAAGCGCGTGGGCGAGTCCGACCAGTACCAGGCGGTAACGCTCGACCTGGCGGCAGTCTGAGGAGATGGTTATGAGTGCATTAAGTCGATACCTGGATTTTGAACGCGTGGCCACCACGCCGGTCGGCGAGATCCTGAAGGACATGGACGAGACCGGCATGGATCAGATCGCACTGACCGTACGCACTGACCAGGAGCGCACCGTGGGCGGGCTGATCGTGCTGCGCGGCCCGGACGCCGACCGCTACATGCGTGCCATCGAGTCGGTGGAGAAGGAGATCGAAGCCGAGGAAGACGCACAGGCCAACCCCTTCGCCAATGCTGATGGCGTGGGCACGGTGGACGTGGCCGGCCGCCTGATGATGGCGGAGGGCTTCGACCTGGACCAGTGCCGCGAGGGACTGACCGTGGCGAACCTGCAGAAGACCGTGGAGAAGAAACTGCAGGCGCGCATCCGCAAGCTGGAGAAGGAGGCCCGGGCATGATGAGGAGTTTTTTAAAGGAGGCCAAAGCCTTCGCAATGATTGCTTCGGCGGCCTGGGTGTTCGGCTTCATGGGCATGCTGGGGGCCAATCAGGCGGCAAAACTGGTCGGGGTCTCGGTGGCTATCGCTTACGAGTCGCATTCCGAGCCAACAGAACGGGCAGGTGAATGATGGACAAGTGGGGAGAAATCAAAGAGCGATTGAAGCACCTGGGCGGGGCTGTTGAGCTTCTGGCCGACGGCCACGAGCTGACACTGACCAAGGTACATAACGGAAAGCAGATCTTCGTTCGGGTCTATGTTGACGGCCTTGTGAAAGGCGAGTGGACCAAGACCGAGGACGGTAAGCCGGTGCATTCCGAGGGTCGTTTCTGGCGCCCGATGAAGCGAGCCGCCTATCCGAAAAAGGTATACGCCAGGGCGAAGCGGGCATTTGGCAAGAAGAAAGCCGACCGCATGGTGACGCCCCGGGTCATCGGCGTGGTCCCGGATTT